CAAGCAACGTCCGATTCTAAATTGAAACCACTACTATATCCTGTGGTTACAATACCGGTTGGTGATCCTAGACCGAAGATATACTGCGAATTATTTGCAATATACTTTCTCCAGTAAGATGGATTGCCCACAGAAAACTCTGCATCAGATGCCTTCGACAAACTTAAATGCTTTTCAAGAATTGTTCCAGCATTTCCAGTTACAGTTCCAAAAGCATCAATTACTACTACATGGACTTCATCAAATCTAGAATCTCTTGCTGCAGCATATGCAGAAGTTCCTGGTCTTGGAGCAATATTATTCCAAGAAATAGAAGAAGTACTTGTGAGACCTAAAGTTTGTTGATCAAACCAATCTAGTCTAGAAGTATATGAAGTTGATCCTGCTGCAACAGATTGACCAGTTGCATGAATTGCAACACTTCCAGTTGAAGAGAAGGCATAAACTCCAGAAGGTTGATAGTCAACTTGCGTTTCGGTACCTGCCGCAGAAACGTGTGAAAGTACTTTAACGTATATGCTGCTTCCAGAAATTTCGGTGATAATTCCTTTTAAGTGACCATCAAGTACTGAAGTTGTACCAGCACCAGGATTAATTCTACCTGCAACTGATTGGGTGACACCAAATCCAACTGCAATTGTAGTAATACCCGATGCTACTGATGTGTTAACACCAACTAAAATTTGATCTGCTTCAGAATCGATTATGGCGACTTTAATACCATTTGACCAAGATCCTGGATTTCTTGCTGCAACTACAACACCAGCAAGAGTATTTTCATCATATCCTAATGCATTATAATGATCTAAACTATCAATTTTTACACTTGATGCAGTTCCAACAAATCCATTTCTTAAATCATTATCATTTGCTCTTACAACTCGGAGTGCTCCACCATATGCCAAATATGAAGAAGCAGACAACCAATGCTCATAATGTTTATCTGTTGAGTATGGCTCTCCAAAATTGTTGAGCAAATCATTTTCATTTTCAACTAAAGTTGGCGAGTCTACAGGTCCCTTCGCAAAAGGTGCTACGATTGCGCCAATCTTATTTGACGAAGGAGTAGCTCTTCCAAGAGTTAAATCAACTTCTCTAACTACAATTCCAGGAGATGCTAAATTAAGCGGCATCTTTATTCTCCGTGTTACCAGAATATTCTAAAAGTATTTATAAATTCCTGCTTCTTAAAGTCACCTATAATCCCACATATAAGATCTGTCCCCATATTCATCCACATTCCAAATTTCCATAGACTCCATAGAATTATTATTTGCCGCAACTAACCATCTATCGCCTGTTTCTTTTTCTACAAAAATATCCATATCTTCTAATCCATCCGAAATAAACCCAAATGGGGACATATCTTGCTCAATTTGATTTTTTTGCTCTTCATAAATTCTTTTGCGAACGTCGTTGTCCGTCATTTCTTTGAAGTAGTCTTGAGCGACTAACCAAGAAAAAATAACCAAACACATCGCTAGGTCGTCATTACATCCCTCTTCAGCTTCAAATGAATTATGTTTCTGTGCAAATGTTGTGAGCTCAGATATGATTTCATAATCAACTGTAAGTAACTTGTCATCTTCTAATAATGTTTTTAAGTTAGAGCACCCAAGTTTTTTAACGGCAGCAGTCATTCTCACACCAAGTTGTGATTTTTTACCACTAAATCCTGATCCAACAATTTGACCGGCACGACCACGCATTGCACACATCAAAACATTATCATATTCTAGGTCAAAATGAAGAATACTCGCTACTTGGTCCCCAATATCATTAACTTCAATCAATAACCAAGCATCATTATAACCTTTTGCTACTTCGTAAATGATACTTGGAAAAAGCATAGGTTTAATTTCATTATTCCTATATTTTGCAACAACTTTATATGGAAACTCTGTAATGTCAAAGACAATAAAAGCTGAGTAGTCGTTGCCAAGACCACGGGCAACGTCTACCGTAATCAAATAATTATTTTCTTCCTTTGGGTGTTGGTAAACATCTAATCCAGCATTTCTTTTGATCGGATCTTCATATACAAAATTTCTCAACTTGGAGGGGTTAATCAGTGTATTGACTGATCCTAAGAATTCGCACTCAAACTCAACTTTGAATTGTTGTTCTGAAGTGTTGGCAATTGTTTGTTCTTTCCAAACCTGATCTCTGCCGGGTACTTCTGACCAATGGACATCTGTAGGTACATATTCGTTTTTGCCACGTTCAGAGTCGTGCCACATACGGTAGAAGTGATTCATACCGCGTGGCGTTGATACAATAATTACCTTCGTGCTCTGTCCAGAAGAAATAGTAGGATAAACAGAGGCAAAGAAGTCATCAGCAATGTGATTCGGGATGAAAGCGAACTCGTCAAGAAAGATGACATTATAGGATCCGCCTCGGACAGCAGATGAAGAAGTAGAGTTAGATGAAATCTTGGAGCCATTTTCTAATTCTAGACTACCTTTATTCCAGGATATAATACCCTGTTGCATCCACTTAGGCAAATTTTCATAAGCAAGTTGTAATCTTCCAAGTAGGTCTCTCGCAGTGGATGCTTTGTTTGCCAGAATAGCTATATTGACATTATCGTTGAATACGGCATAATGTAACAGATATGAAACACAAGTTGTAGATTTACCTGTCTGACGGGGCATCTTACAAATATTAAATCTGTTTTCGTGGAAGTTTCTTACAAGTTTCTCTTGAAATGGATACATCTCAAAAGGAACAAGACCGTGATCCAGAGAAACGATTTTAATATAATTTTTTGCAAAATATACAGGATCTTCTTTACACTTTAAGAACTCAATAATTTGTTCTTCTGTAAACTCAATTTGTGTATTTGCCTTCTTAAGGTTTGGGTTCCCCAAATAGACTTCACTCATAATAATTTACCTCTGTTCAATCCAGTTCAATACTGCAAGTGCTTTTTTGTTAGTATTAGGACTTGCACAAACAAGTGTATAAGTATCACTAATTGTTCCAATGCCACTTCTACCTAACTGAAGTGCTGCTTTAATATCAAGATCAACTAACGCACCACTACCATTAATTACAAAACCCTGCAAAAGAGGATTTCCACCAGATACTGCAGTTTGAGTGATATTATACTGCATAAAAGAGTTTGGATCTGGATGATTTACCCAAGTTCCTCCAGTCAGTGTTGCATTCTCAACAAGTTCCCAATAGATATTTGTATTATCATCAGTTGCTGCCTGTAATGATCTCAAAAGCATCACCGCACCTAAATTACTAGACTTTAGACGAAGACTTATAATTGGATAGAATGTGTTTGCGGATGGCATCGTTGTCCCTGTGATGGGATTTGATATGCTCAAAAGAGTTCCAAGTTTCTCTGGTTCTCCTTCCTGAATAAGAGAATTAGAACCTTGATAGATGTAATGAGTTCCTGCAATACCAGTTACATTTTCTATCTCAATTCTAATAGGCAAGAAAGGAGTGGAACACCAAACTCCTGGATTGGTATTTGAATTATCAAAAGTATGAGATGCAACAGTCTCATTCTTCATTAACCAAGCAAATTGAATTATACCTGCACCATACCATTCATAATTGATGGAAATCATTTGTTGTTTTGTTGGGTCTGCAGTTACTCCAGTCCACCCATTACCATCAAACTTTTCACCATTCCATTCATCTCTGAATACTCTGGTTTCTGTAACAATTCCAGTTACACTACTGCGAATTACATAAGAATATGTTCCGCCATTATCCTCAAAGAAAACACCATTATTGTCATCAAACAATCCAAATCTTCTGCGAATACCTACCTGTGGTGTATCAAGACGAATTGCAAATGCAAGAGTTGCACCTCTACCAGGAATGTATCTCATCACATTCTTGGTTTGACGAATTACTTTACTTCCTGCAGTAGATCCAACTTGCATAACAACATTACTGGCATTTACATTAAATGTTGCAGTTCCAACTCCAACGATTCTCTCATCCCAAACATCAGTCTCTTTACCATACTGAAAGGTGTTAAAGAATACTGTTTGGAACGGAGCAACTTTTAATCTGTTGTTATTGGAAAACTGAGGTCTCCAATCTGTCTGATTACCCCAGTGATCTGCAATATTAAAAACTTCAAAAAGTGTCCTTTCCTGATTTAGAAAGTCCTGCGTACTCTTATTCCACTGTGCCATAAATCAATCACTCCAAGATAATCTTTCTGGTCTATATCGTTGTGCGTCTTTAATTTTTAAAGAATTTGATGTTGCTGGGTAAATATTATGAACTATTGCTCCGGGATATTCTCCCTGAAGTTGTTCAGCAAGTTCATTTTTATCTATCATTTTACCTTCAACTTCCATACGATAAAGTCTTCCTTGCCAAACTACGTCAGCAAGAAAAGATTCATTTGCCGCCTCTGGTTGAGATGCATTCATGTAAAGATTTCCATTGAAATCTCCGGCAATGTTGATGCTCTCTGAAATAAACTGTTGAAATGATTTCATTTTAATTACAGTTCCAACGACGAAGGGCTTTGTTAATTCTTGAATCTGGGTCTCTTGCTGTTTCTGCTGATGTATTCTTTGCTTTGTGACCTTTCATCCTACTACAAAAGTTTTTACGACGACCTGCTCTTTTACCTGTTGGATTCTTTTCAGTTACCGCAGTTTGGAGTTTTGATCCAGGATTCTCACGACGATAAGCATCTACTGCTTTTTGACTTAAACCATCAGTCTTATCTTTACGATTTACTGATTGCCAGTCTTCCATAAATTGAGAGAATGACTTGAGATGATACTCATCCGCAAGAGGGAGTTTTGGACCTTGCAACTTTCTTTCTGCTGCTGCTTTTTCACCAGAATTAGTATTTCCTGTGGCAAGATTTCTAATTTTTGCCATTTTTTGTGCTTGTCTATGACCTGCACCAATTTCAAAACTAATCTGTTCTTTTTGCATCTCACCACTATCTACATAATCTGCTGCAGCATCAAGATAATCTGCCGCTTTAGTAATTTTTGATTGAACCCACGCTTCAATATTACCTTCACCTTTCATTTTCTTACGAAGTCTTTTTGCAGCAGAAATAATTGTGGAAATTTCTGAGCGAGCCATTGAATACTCATGATCATATGACTCTGGAAAATTTCCAGGATGCACAGTAGCAATGCTATATTTCTTTTGATTTGGAGAGAGGGGTTCGGGTATGGAAAACATATCCCAATATTTTGGACCATATTTACATTCCGCTCTCGTTTCTGTTTTTTCACATTTGGGGCAGTATCTTCTCATTTCCATTTCCTCATTTGCCTTTACACAATTATTGTATGTTTTTCCAAACATTTTCTTTGTGCCCTTCTTTTTATACCCAGGCCAACACTTTTGACCTTCATCAATAACAGTCTCTTCAGACTTTGTGCCCCAACTTGCAGCACCTACTTTGCGACATTTAACCAGTGCTCCAGATGCATATGCACTTGGCCAAACGTCATATCTCGACTTTACTTTATGGTAGCAGGCATCTTTTTTTCCACTACCCTTTCCTTTAATGTCTCTTTGAGCTTCGTTGATTTCCATCGTTTCGTTAAGTCCTGGTTCTGGTTTAATGTAATTTGGATCTTTTTTACCTTTGGCAAAAGTTTTAACCAACGTTGGCTTTGCACTACCACTTTTTGCCTGTTGCCCCGGATCTTCCTGTCTTTTTCTACGCACTGCTGCTTTAATAATTGCTTCTCCCTTTTTTCCTTTTGCTCTGAGAGAAGAGAGTCTTGCACTACTAAAACACTTTGGAGTTTTGGTTTCTCCGGGATCATTGGCACATGGAGAACCGTCTGCTTGCACCCAACCAGGTTTTCCTTCTTTTGATTTTGATCCCTTAAACCACTGGTGCAATGACCCACTTCGCTCTTCAGTAACATCCTTAAATTTTTTGTGTTCTTTTTTGGCGGATGCTTCCATTTTCTTGAGTCGAGTATAATAATCAGGAATTTCGTCTAGATGTTGAAGAGCAATTTCTTTAGCAAGAGTATGATTTTTAGTATGCTCATGCTCAATAGGTTCACCCA